CCCACGCGCAAATTTTGGGACATTTCCTAAGGATTTGACGCCATGGCGAAGCGGGGCCGAAAAAAGAAACCCCTGGCGTACCACGTCACACATGGGACCTACCGCCCCGCGATCCACGGCCCACTCCCCGCCGACTTCGTCGTCACCCCGCCGGCACCGCCGGTCATTCACCGCCAGCAGGCGGCGCGCGCGATCGGGTTCATCAACGCGCTCACGCACACCAAAGGGCCGCACGCGCGGCAGGCGTTTCAGCTGCGGCCGTGGCAGGTGCGGATTCTGCGGCAGCTGTTCACGCAGCGCCGCGACCGGCGCCGGCGGTACCGCACGGCGCTGTTGATGCTGCCGCGGAAGAATGGCAAGACGGAGCTGGCGGCGGCGCTGGCGGTGTATTTCCTGCTGTTCGATGGGGAGGTCGGCGGCGAAGTCTACAGCGCCGCGGCCGACCGCGACCAGGCGTCGCTGGTGTTCCACGTCGCGGCGCAGATGATTCGCAACGATCCGGCGCTCGAGGCGCAGGTCGAGATCGTCGATTCGCAGAAACGCATCGTGCATCCGGCGAGCGGCAGCGTCTATCGGGCCATCAGCGCCGAGGCCTACAGCAAGCACGGGTTTAATGCGTCGGTGGTGATTTATGACGAACTACATGCGGCGCCGACGCGCGAGCTATGGGATGTGCTGGCGACCAGCCAGAGCACCCGGGCCCAGCCGCTGATGATGGCGATCTCGACGGCGGGCGTCGACCGGGCGTCGATCCTCTACGAGCTCTATGCGCACGGCACGCGCGTGCGGGCCGACCCGACCCTCGACCCGACGTTTCTGCCGGTGATTTACGAAGCGCCGGCCGACGCCGACTGGCGCCTCGAGAAGACCTGGCGCCGCGCCAACCCCGCGCTTGGGGACTTCCGCTCGCTCGAGGAGATGCGCATCATGTGCCAGCGGGCGCAGACCATCCCGGCGCAGGAGAATAGTTTCCGGCGGCTGTATCTGAACCAGTGGACCGAGCAGGCGTCGCGCTGGATCTCGCTGGCCCACTGGGAGGCGTGCGCGGGGCCGCCGGTCGCGTATGCGGGGCGTCCGTGCTACGTCGGCCTCGACCTCTCGTCGACGACGGATACCACGGCGCTGGTCGGGGTCTATCCCGACGCCGAGGGGCCGGGGTTCGATGTCCGGGTCGCGTGCTTCGTGCCCGAGGCCAAGCTGCGCGAGCGCGTCACGCGGGAACGGCTGCCGTATGACGAATGGCAGCGGCGCGGCTGGCTGATCGCGACGCCGGGCAATGTCGTCGACTACGAGCGCGTGCGCGCCGAGCTGCGCGCCTGGGCGGTCGAGAGCGAGGTGCGCGAAGTGGCCTATGACCCGTGGAACGCGACCGACCTGGTGACGCGGCTGGGCACCCAGGACGGCTTCGTGTGTGTGCCGATCCGCCAGGGGTTCGCGGCGCTGAGTGCGCCGACCAAATCGCTCGAGACCGCGATCCTGTCGCGGACCGTGCGGCACGACGGGCACCCGGTGCTGCGGGCGCAGATGGACCGCGTCGCGGTGGAGACCGATGCGGCGGGGAACCTGAAGCCGTCGAAGGCGCTGTCGAGCGATCGCATCGACCTGGTGGTGGCGCTCATCCTGGCGCTCGACCGGCGGGATCGCCGGGCCGCGACGCCCCCGGCGCCGGACTACGGGATTTATGTGTTTGGCGGCGCGCCGGCATGAGGCGCCCGCGGGGCCGGCCGCCGCTCGATGTGCGCGACCCGTCGGTCAGTCTGACGGTGCGCCTGCCCTCGAAGGCGTTCGACGACCTCGCTCGACGGGCGCTCGCCACGCGGCAAAGCGTGCCAGCCCTGGTCCGGCGCTCGCTCGAAAAAAGAATTTTTAAATCGCCCCGCGTCTAGCCCTGGGGCAGAGTGGCCGGCATCCGTCGATGCTCAGCCGCGCGTACGCCCCGCTCGAGATCAAGTCGTTCGACCAGGAGGAACGCCTGATCGACGGCCTGGCGACCACCCCCGAAGCGGATCGCCGCGGCGATGTCGTCGAGCCGGCCGGCGCGCAGTTCACGCTGCCGATTCCGCTCCTGTGGCAACACAACCAGCAACAGCCCGTCGGCGAGGTCATCGCGGCGCGCGTCGCGCCGGAAGGGATCTACATTCGGGCGCGGTTTACGAAGGTCACCGAGGACGGGACCCTGCGGGACCGCCTCGACGAGGCCTGGCAATCGGTCAAGGCGAAGCTCGTGCGCGGCCTGTCGATCGGGTTCTCGCCGATCGAGATGGCGCCCCGCGCGGGCGGCGGCTTCCACATCACGCGGTGGCAATGGGCCGAACTGTCGGCCGTGACCATCCCGGGCAACGTGCACGCGACGATCCTCAACATTAAAGCGGCCGTGATGGGCCAGTCTCCGGAGTCCCTCATGCAGACCTACAGTGAACAAATCACGGCGCTCGAGAACAGCCGCGCGGCGTCGCTCGCGACGATGACCGACCTGATGGCCAAAGCGGCCGAGACCGGCGTCACGCTCGACGGCCCCCAGTCGCAGACCTACGACGAGCAGGCCATCCGCGTGAAGGCGATCGACGCGGACCTGGCGCGCGTGCGCGAGCTCGAGACGTTCAACGTCGCCCGGGCGATCCCGGTCCCGCCGACGCCGGCGCCGCGGCCGTCGGTCGTGCAGGTCCGCGCCAACGTGCCCAAGGGCATCGCGTTCGTGCGCGCGGCGTGCGCCAAACTGGTCTGCAACGGGAACCTCTACGAAGCGGCCCAGTACGCGCAGCGGTGGAACGACTCGACGCCGGAAGTCGCGCTGTATCTCAAGGCGGCGGTCGCGCCGGGCACGACCACGGACGCGACCTGGGCGGGGCCGCTGGTCAACCAGAATATCGCCAGCGACTTCCTCGAGCTGCTGCGGCCGGCGACGATTGTCGGCAAGATCCCCGGGCTGCGGGACGTGCCGTTTAACACCAAGGTGCCGTCGCAGACCGCGGGCGGGACCTACAGCTGGGTGGGGGAGCAGAAGCCGAAGCCGGTGACCAAGCTCGCGTTCGCGAGCGAGAGTCTCCCCGTCACCAAGGTGGCCGGGATCATCGTCTTGACCGAGGAACTGGTGCGGCTGTCGAATCCCAAGGCCGAGGAGCTGGTGCGCCGGGACATGATCGCCGGGATCGCGCAGTTCATCGACCAGCAGTTTGTCGACCCGGCGGTCGCCGCGGTGGCCGGCATCAATCCGGCCAGCATCACCAACGGCGCCGCGACGGCGGCCGCGACGACCAACCCCTTGGCCGACCTGCTGGGGCTCATCAACCATTTCGCCACCTACGACATCCCGGTCGACGGCCTGACGTTCATCCTGTCGCCGGCCAATGCGCTGGCGCTGTCCTTCCGCACGAACCTCGACGGCTCGCCCCAGTTCCCGGGCATCGGGCTGGACGGCGGCAGCTATCGCGGGATGACGTTCATCACCAGCAACACGGCCACGACCAACGTCATCGCCCTGCAGCCGGCGCTGGTGCTGTTTGCCGACGATGGCGGCGTGACGATCGACGCCTCGCGCGAGGCGTCGCTGCAGATGGACAGCGCGCCGATGTCGCCCGCGGATGCCACCACCGTCTACGTCTCGCTGTGGCAAAACAACTGCGTCGGCCTGCGCGCGGAGCGGTTCATCACCTGGAAGCGCGTCGGCGTCAACGCGGTCAAGTACCTGACGGCCGCGAGCTGGCCGGCGCCGGCGGGCACCGTCACGACCACGACCACGACCGGCGCGCGCGCCAAGGAGTAGGCGTGCGCGTCTTCGGCCTCGACATCACCCGGGCGCGCCGCGTCGTGCCCGGGTCGCCGGTGCCGGGCTCGGGCGGCTGGCTGTCGGTGGTGCGCGAGCCCTTCACCGGCGCCTGGCAGCAGAACCAGGAGGTCGCCGTCCCGACGGCGTTGTCCTCGACCGCGGTCTTTGCCTGTACGACGCTGATCGCCCAGGACATCGGCAAGCTGCGGTTGCGCCTGGTGGAGCGCGACGCGGCGGGCATCTGGCACGAGACCTCGAGCGCCGCCTTCTCGCCGGTGCTGCGGAAACCGAACCGCTATCAGATCATCCAGAAGTTTCTCGAACAGTGGATGGTCAGCAAGCTGACGTTCGGCAATGCCTACGTCCTCAAGCAACGCGACGAGCGCGGCCTCGTGGTCGCGCTGTATGTGCTCGATCCGCAGAAGGTGCGCCCGCTGGTGACGCCGGATGGCGCGGTCTATTACGAGCTGACGACCAGCGAACTCGCCGGCCTCCGGGACACCGTGACGGTGCCCGCCCGCGAGATCATTCACGACTTGATGGTGCCGCTGTTCCATCCCCTGTGCGGCGTCACGCCGATCTATGCGTGCGGGATGGTGGCCCTCCAGGGCTTGAAGATTCAGGAGAACTCGACGAATTTCTTCGCCAACGGGTCGAGCCCGGGCGGCGTGCTGCTGGCGCCCGGCGAGCTCAACGCCGACAAGGCGCGGGCGCTCGAGCAGGTGTGGAGCGAGAAATATACCGGCGCCAACGTCGGCCGGGTCGCGATCCTCAGCGGCGGGCTCAAGTACGAAGCCTTCAGCGTCAACGCGGTCGATGCCCAATTGATCGAACAGCTCAAGTGGACGGTCGAGCAGGTGTGCAGCTGCTATCACGTGCCGGCGGCGCTGATCGATTCGAGCCATCAGCCGCCCTATGCCAACAGCGAGCCGCTGGTGCAGCAGTACTACAGCCAGTGTCTGCAGTGCCTGATCGTGGCGCTCGAGACGGCGCTCGATTACGGGCTCGGCCTGGTCGACGTGCCGGGCCACACCTACGGCACGGAATTCGACATCGACGATCTCATCTGGATGGATACCGCGAGCCGCACCAAGGCGGCGACCGATGCCATTGTCGGCGGGGTGCTCTCGCCGAACGAGGCCCGGGCCAAGTACTTCGGGCTCGGCGCCGTGGCCGGCGGCGACACGCCGTACCTGCAGCAGCAGATGTTCAGCATGGCGGCGCTCGCCGAGCGCGATGCGCACGATCCCTTTCTGACCCCGGCGGCCCCGGCCCCCGCGGCCGCGCCCGAGCCGGCGCCGGCCGGCGCGGAGGCCGGATGACGGCCACGCTCGTCACCCTGGCGCAGGCCAAGGACTACTGCCGGGTCACCGGGACGGCCGACGAGGCGGCGCTCGCCCTGACCCTCGACGCGGCCGAATACGCCATTCGGGAATACCTGAGCCCCTATCCCGAGGACGCGGTGATCGTGGCGGGGTGGACGCCGGAGACGGCGCCGCCGATCGTGCCGCAGCTGATCCTGTTCCAGACCGGCGAATATTGGCGCTTTCGCGGGGATGACCTCGAAGGCGGGGGCCCGCGCCGCGACCTCGACCGCGGCGACTTGCATCCGCTGGTGGTGGGCGCGCTGCGCCGCCTGCGGACCCCGGTGATCGCATGATCCCCGCCGGCCGCCGCACGGCCTACGTCACGCTCGAGAACCCCGGCGCCCCGGTGCCCGACGGCGCCGGCGGGTTTACCGAGACCTGGACGCCGCTCGACCCGGCGGCGGCGTGGGTGGCGCTCGAGGCGCTCGGCGGGGCCGAGATGGAACGGCTGACCGCGGACACGATCACGGCCAGCGGGACGCATCAGATCACGCTGCCGTATCACCCGCAGGTCACCGTGCAGACACGCATCACCTACGCCGACCCGGACCGCGGGCCGCGGACGTTCCAGGTGCTGGGATGGCGGGACCCGGGGGCGGCGCGCCGGGAGCTCGTCCTCGTCGCCGCCGAGGCGCTGCCGTGATCAAGTTCACCCTGGGCGGCATCGCGGTGCAGCAGCGCCAGTTCGCGCAGCTGCCGTCGTTCTTGGCGGCGCGGGCGCAGGCCGCCCTGGTGGCGGAGGGCACGCGGGTCGCGGCCGAGATTGCCGCGGCCTATCCGGTCGTCGACGGCACGCTCGCCGCCGGGATGAGTGTCCGCAGCCAGCCGCAGAAGACCAAGGCCCGGGTCGTGATTCACAACCGGGCGCGCTACGCGCTGATCTACGACATCGGCTGGGGCCCGCGCACGACGCGCACGACGCACGCGAATCGCGGCCGGATGCCGGCGGCGCATGTGTTCATTCCGCGGGTGATGCAGGCCCGCGTCGATCTGGTGCCGCGCCTCGCCGCGATCATGCGGGCGGAAGGGCTGACGGTGTCCGGTGGCTGACTCGAGCGCGGTCGATACGGCCGTGATCACGACGCTGGCGACCGATGCGACCCTCGCGGCGCTCCTGCCCGGCGGCGTGCATTTCGGGATCGCTCCGCAGGGAAAGACGGCGTTTGCGCTGGTGACGATCGACGAGACCGCCGACATCGCGGTGTTCGCCGCCGCGCCGGCCGCGCGCCGGGCGATCGAAGTCATCACCTATGCCGTGCAGGCGGTGGTGCAGACCACCGCGATGGCGGCGGCGCAGGCGGCGGCGGCCCGGATCGACGCGCTCCTCGAGGACCAGCCGCTGACCGTGCCGGGCTACGGGTGGCTGTCGACGGTGCGCGTCGAACGGCTGCGCGACCCCGGCGAACTCGACCCAGGGGACACATCAATCCGATGGCAGCATCACGGCGGGCGCTATCGGGTGCAAGTCACGCCGCAGGTCTAAGGAAGGACCTCACTATGATTCGCGCAGGACGTGACGGACTCGTGAAGTGGGACCCCGCTGGGGGCGCGGCGACGGTCGCCCTGGTGTCGATCAAGTCGTGGACGCTGAGCCTCGCCACCGAGAAGATCAACGTCACCTGTTTCCAGGACACGAACCGCGTCTATATCCCCGGCATGCGGGACATCAGCGGGACGCTGAAGGGGTTCTGGAACAGCGAGGACATGTCGCTGGTCGAAGCCACCGCGCTGACCACGCCGGGCATGCTCGCCCTGATCCCGCATAGCAATGACCCGTCGGCCGCGACGCCGCACGAATTCAGCGGGCTGGCGTACATGGACGCCGAGCTGGATACCGACGTGGAAGGCGCCCCGGCGCTGTCGGGCACGTTCATGGCGGCCGGGCCGTGGACGCTGCCGACCGGGACGACCACGGGCTTCGGCCTGGGCGCCCCGCCGCCGCCCGCCCGCGCGCCCGAGGCGGCCTCCCGCGCGGCCTGAGGCGCCGCCGTGCCGGGGCTGTTCCACACCGTTACGTTTGGCGGGCAGCGCGGCGCG